TGCCAACCGCCGGTTCCGCCCGTTGAACCCGTGATTGAATAACAATGACACGCGGCGAACAAACTGGTTTGGCGTGGGGTTCCACGATCGCATCGTGGTTGACGTTGGAAATCAACCCGATATTGTCGGCCCTCGCGTCGTTGTTCGCGTTGGTATTGTCGTCGATGCTGATTTACAAGGCGTACCTTGACATCAAATACCGGCACGAACTTCGCAAAAAGGACAAGCAATGATTGACCGGTTGTTCCGCAACCCTAAAACGACCATCATTGGTTCGCTGGTGATGGTCGTTTGTTTCTTGTTCGTTTGGTTTGGCAAGGCGACGTTGTCGGAACTTGGTATTTTCATCACCGGCGGATTCGCAATGTTGTTCCTCAAAGACCCCAAAGACGATGGCGGCAAAAACTAAATCGCAGTCGGTTTCGACCTACGTTTCGAAATCACGCAAACGGCGCAAGCACGCCAAATCCGTGAAGCACGGAAATAAGGCGAAGGCATACCGCGGCCAAGGTCGCGTTTAACGTGATCCGTATTTATGCGTAAACTGACCCGAATCATTTTGCATTGCACGGCGACGCCCGACGGGCGCCACGTTGACGTTGACACGATTCGTTCGTGGCACAAAAAACGCGGTTGGTCGGATATTGGTTATCACTACGTGATTTACCTCGATGGGTCGGTTCACGTTGGGCGTGACGTCGCAAAGGCGGGCGCCCACGTCGTTGGACACAATGCCGATACCATTGGTGTGGTGTACGTCGGTGGAACGGACAACGCCGGCAAAGCAAAGGACACGATGAACGATGCCCAGCAAACGGCGTTCGTGAATTTGGTCAAGGCGTTGCGCGACAAATACGGCGCGTTGACGCTGCACGGCCACAATGAATACGCCGCGAAGGCGTGTCCGTCATTTAACGTAAAACAAAAATTCGAATGGCTCGTTGGCTATTGATTCCCCTCGCGATGGTTGTCGCGTCGTGTGGTGCGGACTGGCACCTAAAACGTGCGATTGCAAAAGACCCGACACTTGTTCGGGCGCAACCGATTCGGTTCGACACCATCGTCGTGACGCGGGAACGAAAAATCACCGACACGATCGTGATGAACGACGTTGATACCATCACGATTGAAAACGACCGCGTACGGGTGCGTTTGGTGCGTTCCTACGATACTTTGATGGTCGAGGGTACGTGCCTACCCGACACGATACGAATCGACGTTATACGCGAAATTCCGCAAGTTGTCCAACGCCGCACCATTTTCGGTCGCGCACGTGACCGCGTTGCCGCGTGGGTGTCGTTCATTGCATTGGTGTTCACGATCGTGTTCGCCGTGTTCAAATATCGCGACGACCGACGTCGTTGGTGATTGCCAAACCAATTGGTTCAGCCCGCCGCGTGCGGGTTTTTTTATGGTCAAACCAATTTGTTGGAAAGTTTTTGTTTATTTATTTGGTTCGTATTGATGCGCCGTTTATTTTATTTTTATATATATATCCCTAAGGGATATATATATAAAAATAAAATCAACAACGCGTGTCAATAACTTTTGAGGTTAAACAATCCATTTGGTTTGGAATGAATTTTCGTCGTATGTTTGCCCCGAACAAAAACAAACGTCAACAATGGAAAACAAAGACACCTACCTCGGCAAAGCAATGATTCAATTGTCGGTCGCCGTCATTTTCACGTTCTGCGCCGTCGCCCACGAATCAATGACGTGGACAATCATACTCGGTACCCTTGGTATGGTATGGGGTGCGTCCGCACACGACAACTTCAACAAATACGAACGTCGCGGGTGACGTTTGTTTGTTTGTTTCTTATTTCCGAACCCGCGATTCAGCCCCGCCCGTCAAACGGCGGGGTTTTTTATTTGTTAATAATTTGCACACCCGTTGTTTGGTTTGTTGAAAAATCCGTTGTACGTTTGTCAAGCGTAAACAAACAAACGCATTTTAATTATGAACAAACCCGATTTCCAAAAAGGTGTCCGCGTCATTTTGTCCGGCACCGCACAATGGGCGCAACTGACGCCCAAATCCGGCCCAAACAAAATGGCCAACAAGTACCAATGCGATTTGATGCTGGACGATGCGTCCGTGGCGCAACTTGAGGCGCTTGGCGCATACAAGTTCGTTCAAATCAAAGGTGTGGACGGCAAACCCAAATACGAGGTTCCCGCCGTTCGCATCAAGGCGAACAATGCGCCCAACGTGTTCGACACGCACAAGGCGACGTTCGACGATTACATCAACAACGGATCAACCCTAAAAACTAATTGCATCGTCAAGGCGTACGAATACAATGGCAAAAAAGGTTTGTCCGTATGGGTGAACGACGTCATCGTTCTAACGCTCGCCGAGCGTGGCGATGGTGGCGGTACGCCGTCGGATTTTTTCGATGGTGTGGTACCGACGACCCCGTCGTTTAGCAACGAACCCGTGAACGCAACGCCCGATGACAATTTCCCGTTCTAACGTTGCCGAACGCGTAATGCAAGCCGAATGGTTGGTTCAGTTCGCCGAGAACTGGGCCGGCCTACCGGCGGGCGTTATCAAACGCAAATCGCGGATGGCGAACGTCAACGAGGTACGTCGTATGGTTATCGCCTATGCGTACTGGGAAATCGGTTTGTCGCAAATGCAAACCGGTTCATTGGTCAACCGCAACCATTCGTCAATCCATCATCAATTGATGGTTCACAACGAGGCGCACGAATTGGTTGGGAACACCAACCGACACCTCGATGCGACGTACGTGCGGAATTACAAAATGTTCTGCGAGGACGTTGCGTACCATTCACGCGTACAAGACGCGGAATACCTACAACGGGAAATTGCCCGTTTACAAATGTTGTTAAACGATTTACAAAACGAAACAAAATGACCATCGAATTCACTTGGCGCAACGAGGACGCATTTTTCCTCACGCCGTCCGTCGTCGTGTTCGCCGACGTCGACACCCGATACATCGTCGCATCGTTCACGTTCGCCACAATGTTGGTGTCGATACCGAAATGGAAATGACCCGGTCGCCATTTTTGCCGTTGTCGTTTTCGTCGATCAAGGAATTCGCGAAATCGCCCAACCATTTCCTCGCGTACAAAAACAAACAACGGGAAACGACCGCGTCGATGACGCGCGGATCCGCCCTTCACACGTTTGTTTTGGAACCCGACGAATTCGAAACACGCTACCTCGTGGCGCCCGACATTCGCCGCGGAACGAACGCGTGGAAGGAGGTTGAATCCGCCGCGGGCGATCGTGAAATTCTCAAAGATTCGGAATTCGAGGTGATCGAAAATATGGCCGCCGCGTTGTACCAACACCCCGCCGCCGCACAATTGTTCGCACGCAAAACGGCGGTCGAACAAGCCGTGGAATTCAAATTCAACGGATTGCCGTTCCGCGGATTCGTCGACCTTGTCGGCGATACGTTCGTGGCCGATTTAAAAACCACGCAAGACGTTTCACCGCGCGAATTTCAACGCTGGGTGTTCGGGAACAAATACCATTTGCAAGCGGCATTGTATTGCAAGGCAACTGGTTTGGACGAATTCTACTTCGTCGGCGTCGAGGCCGCCCGTCCGCACAACGTGATGGTTTATTTGATGGACAAAACGTCAATTGAATTCGGTATATTTGAATTGATACAAATCACCGAGCGATTCAAACAATGGGACGGAATGCCCGCGACATACGACAACGACATCAACGTTTTAATGCCGCCGAAATGGCTGACGTTATCGAACGACTGAACCGCGTCGCGGAGTTCGCCAACAACGCGCGGTCGATTGCCGAGCGTTGGGAATCCGACGAATTGGTCGGGTTGTGCGATGATATTGAAATTATGGTCGCATTCTGCGAAATGAACCTACCAAATTATGCCCTTACCACGTACCTTGCCGGAACTGCGCCAATTCGCCACACGGGTGAACGCGACGAAATATGCCCATATTCCCGCGGCGGCGATCCCGAAGCCGACGTTTAGTGACACGACGGCAAATGGACTTACCAACGCGATCATATACGACCTCGTTCACGTGTGGGGTGGCGCGGCATACCGAATCAACAACGGCGCCACGTATGACGGCAAAAAAGGTGTTTATCGTGCGGGCGTCACCCGCCGTGGAATACCCGACATCATTGGTGTGGTCGGCGGACGATTCGTCGGCATCGAGGTAAAAATCGGAACCGACCGCCAATCGTCACACCAACGTGAGGTCGAGGTGGAAATCACCAACGCGGGCGGTTTTTATTTCATCGCGAAAACGTACACCGATTATGCTGGAAAAATCGCCGCGGCGCTCGGATAAACGCAACGGCGAATGGGCCGAGGCGCAATTTGTCGCCGACGCTATGCGCCAAGGGTTTGACGTGTTCCGACCGATTGGTGATTCCGCATCGATTGATTTCATCATATCAAAGCGGAACATCATTCAAACGATCCAAGTGAAATCGACCTTCGTCGATTACAACGGCAAATCGAAATGGAACCTCGGCAAGGGTTCCGAATCGAAGGGTCGGTACACGGATGAGGACGTCGATTTTTTCGCCCTTTTCGACGGCACGCTGAACGCGTGGCGGTTCCTTCGTCCCGAGGAAACACACGGGCAAAAAACATTCAGAATACACCAAAACGAAACAAACAAACTTGAAAACTGGAATGACCTCGAAACACGACATCGCGGACATCGCGCGTCGGTACCTCGCCGCGGGATTTAGCCCCGTACCATTGGTTCGCGGTGAAAAGCGCCCCGCGATTAAAAATTGGCAACGCCTCGGTTCGGAACCAATCAGTTGGGCGGACACCGAACAAATGTTCAACGAAACGGATTCGATCGGCATCGTGTGCGGGTACGATGGCCTCGAGGTATTGGACATCGACGCCAAACACTTTGACGGCGACGAACTGACCGAGTTCACCGCAATGCTGGACGACGCCGCGCCGGGGTTGCGCGACAAAATGACGATTCAACACACGCGGTCGGGTGGCCAACATTGGATATACAAATGCGACGCGGTCGAGGGGAATCAAAAGTTGGCCCGCAACCTCGCCGGCGAAACGACGTTCGAAACACGTGGCACCGGCGGTCAAATCGTGGTGTTCCCGTCACCGGGGTATCGGATGGCATCAAAAATCACGATGGTTCAGCGCATCACGCCCGCCGAACGCGACGTGTTGTTCCGTTGCGCGCGGTCGGTGACAAAAACCATTGAAATCGTGTCACGCGCCACGGCGCAAAAGGTCGCCGCCGAGGTTGACGACAAAACGCCGTGGGGGGAATTTAGAACGACACACACGGCGTTGGAAATACTCGAGGGCAACGGATGGCGCGTCGTCGGGCGAAATGCAAAATATACATATTTGAAACGCCCCGGTGATACGGACGCGAAAACGTCGGGCGTGATATTCAACGACACCGGTTTGTTTTGGCCGTGGACGACGTCAACCCAGTTCGACGCCGAGCGCCCGTACGATGCGTTTCAATGTTTCGTCGTGTTGGAATGCAACGGCGACTTTGATGCCGCATACCAACAATTGCGGTCACGCGGCTATGGCGCGACGTACACGATCGCGGACGAACCCGAACCAACGATCGCGGACGAACTGACCGAGGATGAAATGATGGCGACGTTGTTGTCGCTGGAGGTGGATTCCACGATACCGGTCGAACGCCCGCCCGTCGCCGTTGACGTGTTCACGGGCGTGGAATCGTTTGTGTTGGGTTCGTTGGGCAACTTTGTATTGATTCAAGGCAAGGCCAAATCGCGCAAATCGTACTTCGTGTCGGCCGTCGCCGCCGCCGCACTTGCCGACGGCGTCGTCGCCGAGGCGTTGCGTGGGTATATCGGCGACCGCGTGGTGTTGTATATCGACACGGAGCAAGGCGACTATCATGCCGCAAAGGGAAAAAAGCGAATCCTCACAATGGCGGGTTTCGATCCGAACCAAAACCACGACCGGTTGAAATACTTTAAGTTCCGCGGGTTGGAACGCAACCGCGAACGACTGGCGTTCGTTGAATTCGCATTGTCGCGAATCCCGAACATTGGTTTGGTCATCATTGACGGCATTGTCGACCTTGCGTCGAAGGGCGTGAACGACGAGGAAGAGGCGACCGAAATCGCGTCGCGTCTGCTCAAATGGACGACCGACTACAATTGTATGATGGTGGCGATTCTGCACGAAAACAAGAACGACAAAAACGCAAAGGGTCACCTCGGCGCGTATTTGGTGCAAAAGGCCGAATCCGTCGTTGGTGTGGCCAAAAACGAACACGATGCGTCGGCGTCAACCATTACGCCGGAATACACGCGGAACATTGAATTTCCCACGCTGACGATGCGCGTGAACAACGACGACACGATCACCATTGGTGAACACGAAGAATCGGATTTTTACGAACTCGACCGCGTATGGACGCCCGACGACCTTCAGCGAATAGGCCGCAAAATCGACGGCAAGATGAAAACGGAAATCGTGCCGTTCATTCGCGACACGGAATCCGCAAAGACAAAAGAGGCGACCAAGGCGTTCAATTTGATGCTCGACCAAGGTATTGTCACCCTAACGTCGGGACGCCCGCAACGCGCACAATTTAACGAAACAAACGATGAAATCGATGCACCATTCTAACGGGGCGAACGCCCCAATGACCAAGGCCGAAACGTTCCAATACGAAACGGACACAATGTTGATGCTCGGCGACCTATTCGGTTGGCGGGTACAAAAAACAACCCAGTACGCCCGAATGGACGGCATCATTTCCAGCGCCGACGGCGATATGTTGTTCGTGTACGAATTCAAATGCCGCGACCTATCGTTGGACGAACTGAACAAAATGGGTTCGTTTTTGCTGACGTACGAGAAAATCACCGACGGGTGCCACGCCGCCCGCGTGCTGGGTGTGCCGTTCATATTAGTTGCGTATCTGCGTAAATCGGAAAACATCGTCGTATATCGGATCGCAAACGACAACGGCGATTTGTTGTTCGCGTTCGACGTCAACCGCACAACGACACGTGCGAACATTTACGGCGGCATCGTAGAACGATACAACGCGTTTTTGCCCGTGTCCGATATGAAGGTTGTCAAATGATACTGAACGGCCTTACACGCGATGAAATCGTCGCCGCTGGTTTGGGGTGGATATTGGACGACCCCGCCGAGGACGATCGGTTGGTGAACAAAATCATTGAACGATTGATGGCGTTGCCCGTCGGCGAAGTGGTCGTGATTAAAGACACGACCAAGATTCCACACATTCGCGCCGCCAACCGGTCGGCGATGGTGTACAACGCGATTGAAATCGACGAAACGGCGGGTACGTTCACGAAGGTTCGGGAATGCCGCATTCACCGACTGGCGCCGTATATGGGCGGCAAGCCGTTGAAGATTGGTTGATTTCGTTCAACGTATATTCATTTTTGTTCAATGTGATGGTTTGGTGTTGACGGGTGTTGTGGGTTCAACAAATTGTTGTACATTTGAATCAACAAACAAACAAACACAAAACGAAATGAAATCTCACATCATCACCAGCATTGAATACAACATCGTAGTGACCGAAGGTGGAGTTACCAACATTCACACCTATTCGTTCGAAAAGTTGTTCCTTAACAAAACCGAAGAAGGCCACGATTGGGAATTCGTGTACGCCCTTCACGAACTGGCCGAACACGTCATCAAACTTGAGGTTGACGAGAGTATGTATTTCCAACCGAACCGCGACAACAATAAGTCAAAGGGAATCATCGTTCGAATCGCCTAAACCAAACGGGGCGCCTTCGGGCGCCCTTTAAACGTTACACACGATGAAAACCGAAATCACCGAACTGACCGCCGCGTGGTCGGCGTACACGTACCCAACGTCCGAGGCCGCGTTCTACAAAGCCGAAAAGGTATTGCTCAAGTTCCACAACAAATACGGAACAATCGATATTGCAACCATCAAACAACTGATCCGATGAACCCATTACTCACCCCATTTGAAAACGCCATTTTGCGTTTGCATCGCCGATACCTCGTTGGCGACAACTGGCGCGCCGCCGCGCGTTTGGTCATACGCGCCAAAATGCAATTCAAATTCACGCTCGTTCGCGCCCTACAACAACAAACCGACACGTTCACACCCGAACCAAAGTGCGTCGTGTGCAACTGCCGCAACAACAAAACCAACAACGAAACGTGCAATGAACACGCGTAAAGGATTCATCGATTGGCTGGCGTACGTGGGCAACGTACACCGCGCAAACAAACCCGCCGTTGAACGCGCATTGCAACGATTGGCGGACGACGACCAAGCGGCGGCCACGCCGCGTCGGGTCGACGACCGCACCAAACAATTGTCGTGCGTCCAAACCATTGGTTCGGAATATAAATATACCGCGGCCGACGAACCATTCGATTGGGCGGCCGTCGAAGACGAACTCAACCGCCGAATGGACGTCATTGGCCAAAACGGCAATACCGGCGAGCATTATGCCTAACCTACCGCAACGCAAACAACGTCCGTGGTTGACGGGATCGGGATTCGACAAAGGACGCCGCAACGCCAACTCAACGTTTTACCAGTCGTCGCCGTGGCGCAAACTGCGTGCAATGTTTATCCGCGAGAACCCAACGTGCGTCCTATGCGGTCGCGTCGGTGCCGTCGTCGACCACATCGTTCGCGTCAATGACGACCCAACCAAAGCGTTGGAATGGGCAAACCTTCAAACAATGTGTCACCCGTGCCACAACGCCAAATCGGGGCGTGAGGCGCACAACAAACCAACCGACAAATGAACCAACCATTCCGCATCACGATCGAGCATTACGACCAACGCGTGTCCGTCGAGGTCGACCATTCCGACGTGACCGCCGCCGAGGCCGTCGAACTATTCCAACGTGCAATGCGCGCCGCTGGGTTTGATTACGTCAACGTATGTATTGACAACGAAGGCGGTGACGGCGACCACGACGCGTACATCGCCGCGGCCGACGCGTTGTTGGGCGGGAACATTGCGCGTGAGTTTTTCGAACACGATCCGACCGCGACAATTGACTACATACCGAAGCGCGGTGAAATCGTCGAGGTGTCGAACGATTTGATTGATTGGGAAACGCGCGTGTTCGATTATAAATGGGGAGAATTCTATCGCGTACCGAGGACGTACGAAGACGAAGTTGAAATGCACAACGGCGGCAAAGATTACCTCACCAACGGGTTCACGTATTGCCGCCGAATTGATGGTGAAATGTTCTCGTACACATAGGGAGGGGGGGTCTAAATCAAAAAAACAAAACGTAGATTCATCGACGCCCCAACCCGAAACACGCGGTGTCAATTTGTAGGGTGCTTTTGAGGGTTCCAACATCATTTGTTTAAACACATATAATATGGCCGGATATATTTATTCCAATCAATCGTCATTGTGGGGCGAACCCGAACCAATTGGTTTTGGAACTGACGAATTTTGCGTGCGCGAAATTCCGCGCAACGACGCCAACAAAATCATTCGTTCGAAACATTATTCGGGAACGATTGTTCAAGGTTCATTCGTTCACCTCGGTGTCTTCATAAACAACCAAAACGTTGGCGCGTTACAATTCGGGCCGGCAATGAATCCAGCATCGTGTTCGTCGGTCGTGACCGGGACGCAACAAGACGAATACCTTGAACTCAACCGAATGTGGTTGGGCGACGAGGCGCCGCGGAATTCAGAATCGCGCGCGGTATCGTATGCAATAAAATTCATTCGACGAACGCACCCGCGCGTGAAATGGATTCAGTCATTTGCCGACGAGCGTTGCGGCGGTTTGGGAATTGTGTATCAAGCGTGTTCGTTTGATTTTTACGGAATGCACGTGAATACGTTTTGGGAACTCGACGGCGAATGGTATCACAACAAGGCGATGACGACGCGTGATCCGGCAAAAATATCACCGCGCGAAATGGTGTTACAACAAAACAAGGAACGTGCGATACCACATCAATTGCGCCAATTCCGATACATTAAATGGCTCGACCAACGCGTCAAAAAAAACTGCACATTGAAACAACAACCATATCCAAAACATTACAACGATGCCGGGCAGAAAACGCAAACCAACTGAAATGCTCAAAGCCGCGGGAACGTACCGCGACGACCGACACGCAAACAAAATGACCCTACCATTGGGGTCGCCCACGCCGCGTGCGTCCGTCGGCGATATTTCACGCGACGCATACGAGTTCATCGCGTCCCGTTTGATGGGCGTTGGTGTGGTATCGGAAATCGACACGTTCGCGCTTCAAATGTTTTCCGACGCGTGGGAAGATTACATCGCCGCGCGCGAGGTTATACGTCGCGACGGCCCAACGTACGCCACGACGACCAACACGGGCGATACTATGTGGCGCCCGCGTCCCGAACTGGCGATGATGAACAATGCGTGGGATCGGTTGAAAAAAATCATACCGGAATTCGGATTGACGCCGAGTTCACGCGCAAAAATTGACGCCAAAGATGAGGTTCAAGACATTGACGATTTGTTATTATGAAAATACATTGCGGCGATTCGGTCGAGGTCTTGCGTTCGATGGACGACGCGTCCATTCATTTGGTCGTGACCTCACCGCCTTACGACAACCTTCGCACGTATGACACGGGCGTGGGTTCAAACTGGAACCAATTGGTTTGGGAACAAATCATTCGCGAACTGCACCGCGTCGTTTGCGACGGCGGCGTCGTTGTGTGGAACGTCAAAGATTCAAACAACAATGGTTCGGAAACGGGAACGTCGTTTCGTCAAGCGTTGTTCGCGATGGAATGCGGATTCAACCTTCACGACACAATGATTTGGTCAAAAGATACGTTCGCATATCCCGACGTCGTTCGTTATTATGACACGTTCGAATATGTGTTCGTTTTTTCGAAGGGAAAACCGCGTGTATTCAACCCGATTTGCGACCGAAAAAACAAATGGGCCGGAACCAAAGTTCACGGCACTTCACGCAAGGCCGACGGCACTATGTACGAGAAATCAAACAACAACAAAACCGAGGTAAAAGAAACCGGAATGCGTTTCAACGTGTGGCAAATCCCAACCGAAAAACAATCGTCCGCGGTGGGTCACCCCGCAATGATGCCCGAACGACTGGCGCACGATATGATTTTGTCGTGGTCGAATGAGGGCGACGTCGTTTTGGATCCGTTTCTCGGATCGGGAACAACCGGTCGAATGGCGGCAAAGACGAAACGCGAATTCGTCGGCATCGACATTTCGCCCGATTACGTTTCGTTGGCAACGTCGAGAATCAATGAAATACTCAACCAACCGACATTGTTCTAATGGCCAAACGTAAAACCAAACCAACCATCGACCCCGCGCGTGCGGCGCGGGCGGTGAACTTCATTGAACGCCTATGCACGCACGTGAAGGGCGATTTGGCGAACAAGCCGTTCCTATTGGAACAATGGCAACGCACGTATATTGAACAACTATTCGGAACCCTTGGTTCGGATGGGTTACGCCAGTACCGCACGTCGTTCGTGTTTCTACCGCGTAAAAACGGCAAATCGAACCTCATTGCCGCGATTGGTTTGTACCTATTATTCGGCGACAACGAACCCGGTGCGGAAATCTACGTCGCCGCGGCCGACCGCGAACAAGCGAACGCCATTTTCGAGGTGCAAAAACAAATGGTGCAAAACAACGCGTTGTTGCGCGGCAAATGCAAAATTTACCGCAACTCGATCGTGCTGAACAATTCAAATTCGTTCATCAAGGCCATTTCCGCGGACGCATCGACAAAGCACGGATTCAACGCGTCGGCGGTGTTGTACGATGAATTGCATTCGGCACCGAATCGTGAATTGTGGGAGGTTTTGACGACCTCGACGGGCGCACGTTCCCAACCATTGATTTTGGGAATCAGTACGGCGGGTATCGACCGCGGTGGTTTGTGTCGTGAATTGTACGAATACGGCAAACGCGTGTTGACGGGCGCGATTGACGACCGAACGTTTTTGCCCGTGATTTACGAGGCGCCAATGGATGCCGACCCGTTTTCGCCCGAAACGTGGGCGGTGGCAAACCCGAACCTCGGGGTGTCGGTGCGGTTGGATTATTTCGAGAAAATGGCGGCCGAGGCGCGCATATTGCCGACGTCGGAAATCGCGTTCAAGCAACTGCACCTCAACCAATGGATTTCGGCGTTTGACGGATGGTTGACCGACACCGATTGGATGGCGTCGGCTGGCGACGTCGTACTGGAGGAACTCGTCGGCGTGCCGTGCTACGGCGGTTTGGACTTGGCGTCGGTGTCCGACGTGACGGCGTTCGTGTTGGTGTTTCCAATGGACGACGGCGAGGTGAAGGTCGTCACGCGGTTTTTCGTTTCCGCCGCCGCCGTCGAACAACGGCGCGGTCGAACCGGTGCGTCGTACGACCAATTCGTTTCGCGTGGTGAGTTGATTGTAACGGATGGAAATTCAACCGATTACGACGTGTTATTTAAAGAAATACTTAAACTTCGCGAAATGTTCGACATTCGGTCAATCGCCTTTGACCGGTGGAACTCGTCGGCATTGGTTCAAAAGTTGGGCGAGGCGGGTTTGGATATGGATCCGTTCGGCCAAGGGGTTGCGTCGATGACCCAACCAATTCGGGAAATCGAAATACTGGTAAAGAAAAAATTACTTCACCACGGCGGCAATGCGATGCTTCGTTGGATGGTTTCGAACGTGCAAACGAAAATGGACGAGGCGATGAACGTCAAGTTCGTAAAGAACAAATCGGGCGACAAAATCGACGGCGTGGTGGCGCTGGCGATGGCGGTCGGTGAATATATGACCGCGACGCGGTCGGGTGGGGACACGTCGTCCGTTTACGAAACAACTGGCATTCGTTATTTATGACACAACAATTTGAAAATCAATGCGCGACGCTTGAATCCTTCAAGCGATTGTTTAACCTTTACACGGACGAGGGTACGCCAAAAATCGTGGCGTACGAGGCGGTCGAATCGATGCACGTTTCGATTTACGGACGCCGCCGTTTTTCCCGATATGAATCATTCCAAAACTCAATCAAAAATGCGAACCGACACATCAGCAACAACGAATGAACGAATCCAAGCCGTCATTGAAAAACTCGAGGATTTGGTATTGTCAAAAAACACCACGTACGGCGATTCACTACAAAACCCAGTTCGGGTTTTCTCGAAGGCGTCGTCGGTTGAATCCATTTGCGGACGCATCGACGACAAATTGTCCCGTATTGCGGCCGTGGGCGTGAACGACGATACCATCGACACGATTTACGATTTGATGGGGTATTACATTCACCTTATCATTGCGTACGAGCGTGAACTTTGACGTTTGTCGATAAGTTATCATCGTTCGTATTGATGCGCCGTTTATTTTATTTTTATTTATATATCCCTAAAGGGATATATAAATAAAAATAAAATCAACAACGCGTGTCAATAAATTTTTTCGGTCAATTCCTACACTTGGTTGGGAATTAGTTTGTACATTCGCACGGGAAACCTATACAATGGCCGAAACACAAACCACATTCCTCGACCGCGTTCGCGGTTTGTTCCGCGCGTCACCGAACAACCCGTCGACGTCGTTGGCTAAACCCGCCGAATGGTTGTTCTCGGACGAGCGTTCGAAAACGGGTGTTTCGGTCAACGAAAAATCCGCGATGACATTTTCCGCGGTTTGGGCATCAGTTCGCATTTTATCGGAAACAATCGGTTCATTGCCGTGGAACGTTTACACCATCGAGGGCGAATCGCCCGTCGTGGTAACTGGAAACCCGATTGGTCAATTGTTGCATCGCCCGAACGCGATGATGACGTCAATGGTTTTCCGCGAAACGATGATGGCGCATTTGTGCCTTCACGGCAACGCGTACGCATTCATCGAGCGCGACGGCACGGGCAAACCAACCAAAATGGTTCCGATTCACCCGTTGCGCGTTGAGGTGAAGGTCGTCGACGGCGAGAAATTTTACCACGTCGACAAAAAAGAGGTTTACGCCGATTTCGAAATGATCCACGTTTGCGGATTGTCGTTCGACGGCGTCGTCGGTTTGTCACCGATTAAGGCCGCCCGCGAAACCTTTGGAATTGGTTTGGCGGCAAATCAGTTCGGTGCCGAATTCTTCGGCAACGGCGCAAACGTCGGTGGCGTGTTAACGCACCCCGGTCGTTTGTCCGACGAAGCATACGTTCGTTTGCGCCAATCGTGGGCCAACTCGTACGGCGGTTTGGGCAACTCGCACAAAACGGCAATCCTCGAAGAGGGGATGCGAATCGAGAAAATGACGATTCCGCCCGACCAAGCGCAGTTTCTACAAACGCGCCAATTCCAAACGCAAGAGGTCGCACGCTGGTTTTTGATCCCGCCGCATATGCTCGGCGATTTGTCGCAATCGTCAACGCGCGCGAACATCGAGGAACAAGGCATTCAATTCGTCCGCAATACGATTCGTCCGTGGGCGGTTCGCTGGGAACAAGAATTCACCGACAAATTGTTCGGTATGGATTCAACGTTGTTCGTTCAGTTCAACCTCCAAGGTTTGCTTCGTGGTGACATTAAATCACGATACGATGCGTACGCCGTCGGCCGCCAATGGGGTTGGTTGTCGGTGAACGACATTCGCAAAAAAGAAAACCTCGGCGACGTTGAAGGTGGCGACGTGTACCTTCAGCCGCTGAATATGGTCAACGCCGGAACCGACGAAGGTATCTAAACTATGCCGTGGTCTAATTATCCCCAAGCCGCAACGGACAACGCACAACGCGCGTTGGATCACCGCGCCGAATACGATTCGGAGTGTGGCACCGCCGTTGGTTGGGAAACCGCACGCATATTGGCCAACCGCGAGGAGGTATCGGTCGAACGTCTGCCGCGCATTTATTCGTTTTTATCCCGCGCCAAGGTATACGACCAAGGCGATTTCGTCGATTCCGACGGAAAGGAAATTTGCGGGTCGGTAATGTTCGCCGCGTGGGGTGGCGACGAAATGCTCGAATGGGCGACGGAAATCTACAAGACGTCCGAGGAATACAACCGCGCCGCCGGCGAGCGTGTGTCGTTCGATTACGACGGCACGCTGACGACCGCCACGGGACGCGAGTTGCTGGAAAAGGAGCAAAACGATGGTTCCGAAATCTATATCATTTCCGCGCGCGACAACGACGACGAATTGTTGACGTTCGCGGCCGAACACAATATCCCGGCGTCGCACGTGTACGCTACGGGATCAAACGAAAAAAAGATTGAAAAGGTGAACGAACTTGGTATCGTGCGTCACTACGACAACAACGTCGACGTGATCGCTGAAATCGGTGGCGTTGGCGTGTTGGTTGCCGACCGCGCAATGCCCGACGAATTGGAATTGGGCGATTTCGTTCGCTGGAATACGTCGAACGGGTATGCCTATGGTCGTGTCATCGAAATCGCAATGGACGGCGATTTAGAGGCCGATTCGGGCTTCGTGGTAACGGGTACGCCCGACGACCCCGCCGCCAAAATCCGCGTGTACGAATTCGACGAGGAAATCGGCGCATTCGTCGAACAACAACCGCCGTTGAACGTCGTTCACCGATTCTCGACGCTTGAGGAATTCGACGCCGACGTTCGCAAGGGCGCACCCGTAATGGAGCGCCGCATCACGACGCAACGCGCCGACGTAACGGGCAACACCATTCGTGGTTATGCCGCCGTGTTCAATTCGCCGTCCGAAGATTTGGGCGGTTTCGTTGAGTACATCGCGCCGGGTGCGTTTGACGCCGTAATGAACGACGACGTTCGTGGGTTTTACAACCACGACTGGAACTACCTACTCGGCCGCGTGTCGTCGGGAACCCTTCGCATTTTTGTCGACGAGGTTGGTTTGGGTTATGAAATCGACCTACCGAACACGTCATACGCCAACGATTTGGTGGAACTTATGAAGCGCGGCGACGTCAATCAATCGTCGTTCGCGTTTATGATCGAAGCCGACAAATGGGAAACCAAAGGCAAACAAAACATTCGCACCATCACCAAGGTGTCGCGTTTGATTGACGTCGCGCCCGTGGTAATTCCAGCCTACCCAGCGGCAACGTCCAAATTGGTTTCGCGCGCATTAAACGCCGACACCGATTTGATCACCGATATTGAAATTTCGGCCGCCGCCGAAGCAACTACCGAAAACGTGAACGAGGTCGAACGGCCGAATTTGCGCTCTTTTATCTTACGAATTATTAACCTTCATTCCTAAAAAATGAACTCAATTCAACTGCGCGAAAAGCGCGCCGCGTTGGTTAACGAAATGAATCATATCGTTGCCGCCGCACAAACCGAAGGCCGTTCGCTGAACGCCGAAGAAAACCAAAAGTTCGACGCAATCGAAAACGACGTACGCGCCCTTGGCGAGAGCGTCGAGAAAATCGAGCGTGCCGAGCAAATGAAAAAGGAAATCGCCGCCGGTCGCGAGGCACGTGCCGAGCAAAAGGAAATCACCAAGCGTGAGGCGTTTTCTAAATACCTTCGCCACGGCCTTGGCGGTCTGAACGCCGAGGAGCGTGCCGTTGTCGAGCAACGCGGTACCGACCCGCAATTGACCACGCCCGGAAGCGCTGGTGGATTCTTGGTTCCCGAGGATTTTTCATACGCCCTTGACGTTGCAAGCAAGTTCACCGGTGAGGTTGAGCGTCTTGCCCAAGTGCTGAACACGCAAAGCGGCGCAACCCTTCCCTACCCGAAGGTTGACGACACGAGCGTTGTTGGTGCTATCTTGAGCGAAGGTTCTGCCGACGTTGTTAGCGATATGACGTTTGCCGCCCTTAACCTCGGCGCCTACACGTACTCGTCTAAAATCGTAAAGGTTTCGTACCAACTTTTGCAAGACGCCGCCTTCGACCTCGACGCATTCTTGGTTGACGCACTTGGCACGCGCATCGCACGTGGCCAAAACGCACACTTCACCACTGGTGATGGTTCAAGCAAGCCGACCGGTATCGTTACCGCTGGATCGAGCGCCCTCACGACCGCCAGCGCAACCGCTATCACGGCCGACGAAATCTTGACCCTTATCCATAGCGTTGACAAATCGTACCGCAACTCTGCGAAATTCGCTTTGATGGGTGCCGATTCTACCGCCGCCGCTATCCGCAAACTTGGTGTTGGTTCATCTAACGACTTCCCCGTGTTCATTCCGGGTATGGCCGCTGGCGAACCCGACCGCGTATTCGGTGTTCCGTTCTACGTGAACAACGATATGGCCGCTATCGGTTCTGCCGCCAAGCCGCTTATCGCAGCTGATTTCAGCAAGTACGTTGTTCGCAACGCCGGTGGTGTTCAAATGCTTCGCTTGAACGAGCGCTACGCTGACGCCTTGTTGGTTGGTTTCATTGCGTACAAGCGTTCTGACGCTGGTGCCATCAATGGTTCTGCCATCAAGTTCATCACGATGAAAACTGCCTAATCGAATGGAAATTCGATTCCTCAAAACCTTGGTTGGTAACGGGTTTGCATTTCGCGAAGGCGAGGTGCATACCCTTACCGCCGAGGCGGCGATGGAGTACGTCGGCGCTGGTTTGGCTGAAATTATAGCCAAGCCGGCCGCCGAGCGTGCTGAACGCGCCGTTCCCAAAGCCAAAGCACAAAAGCGCTAAAAAACAATGAACGCACAAAAAACCATTCAAGTTGTCACGCCGCCCGCATCGGAACCGCTAACGCTGGCCGAGGTGAAGGAATTTTTGCGCGTTGACCATTCGGATGACGACACGACGTTGGCGATTTTTATCACCGCGGCGCGTCAATTGTGCGAATCATACACGCGGTTGGCTTTGATGCCGACCACGTTCGAAGAATATTTCGACGATTTCCCGCAATACACGGGAACTTATAAGGACGAAATTCGTTTGTCGCGGTCGCCCGTTTCGGCCGTTACCTATGTGAAATACATCGACGGCAACGAAACCACGATCACGGCGAGCGCGTCCGATTACAAAACCGATTTGATTTCGCAACCCGCACGCATTTCACCCGACAATGGTTGGTTCGGAACATACGAAACAATCAACGCGGTGTTTATTCGCTACGTTGCGGGATATGCCAACGCCGCGTCCGTCCCCGCGCCGTTGAAACACGGAATGTTGTTGGTGATTGGCGATATGTATGAAAACCGCACCGATTCGGTCAAGCGTTTGCCGACGGCCGCGGAATACCTTTGGAATCCCTACCGCGTATTTTCATTCTAATGAATCCGGGCGATTTCGATCAGCGCATAACGATTCAAACGTATGTGCCAGCGTTGGCGAATACAACCGCCGTCGTTGACGCATTCGGTCAACGTGTCACGTCCGATTCGGGCGAGGTGAACAATACCGAATGCGTTGTCGACGATATTCAAAACGACCTTGGTGGCGTTGAGCAAGATTATTTCGGCCAACGTACAATCGATTTCACGACGTTGGCTATTGTATGGGCGAAGGTCGAGGAAAAACGCGGCATCGAGGGCGAACAATCAAATCAAATTGTCGCCACACGGATGGTTGAGTTTTTGATTCGTTACCGCACGGACGTAAACGAGCAAATGCGTATCGTTTACCGCGGCAACATTTACGAAATCCAATCCATCATTTCGGGCGACGACCGCAAAAAGACGTTGCGAATCCATACCAAATTGTCGGACTAATGGCGCGCACGTATGTTCATAAGGGTGGCGACACGTCGGGCATTGGTATCGATGGTGCGGAATTGAACCGCGAAATTTCGCGCGTATTGCACGAATTGTCGGAATATGCAAAGAGTATCGACGCACGCGATTTGGGCGCACTACAACGCAACGCAATGCGTTTGACGCGCGATGCGATGCGTTCCGAAATCACCGATTCAACCGAAACGATCAAAGTTTACCGCAATGGCGGTTTGTATGCGGAAATCGAACCGGGAACGTTGAAACGTTCCATTGGTATTGGACGTTCAAAAACCAACGGCCCAGCCCGTTTGTTTTCCGCATACTGGGTAGGGCCACGCGTAAAAAACGCATTTAAAGACCCCGAAAAGGGCGGATGGTTCGCGCATTTTATCAACTACGGGAACATCAAATCGGGCAACTATTCCGGTTCAAACCGCGGATTCGCTGACCGCGCAAAATCGCGCACGATGCCATTGGTATTGGCGCAATTCACGGCGAACGCCAAGGCATACCTCGAACGTGAATTCAACAAAGTTGTGAAATGATTGGCAAGGTTATCAAATCAAAGTTCACGACCGACACGAATTTGAATTCGTTGTTCGGCGGTCGTGTGTTCCCGTCCGTTGGCGCCCAAAGCCAAACGACGCCGTTCGCCGTTTACGAGGTGATAAACAACACGCCGTCCCGATCCAAAGATTCGGATTCGCACATTGACGAGGTCGACGTTCGCATCACCCTAATTTCGACGAACTATTCCGACACCGCGAACGGCATTGAATACGTGCGTTCTGCATTCGTACGAATGCGCGAAATCATTTTGGACGTTGCCGTTCAAAGTTGTAAATTTGAAGGCGAAAGGGATTTGTTTTCGGACGACGAACGATACTTCGCCAAGCAAGTTGACCTAACCTTTAGAATCATTCGACTATGATCAAAATTCAGTTGGTAAAGGATTGGGAGGTAATGAACGAACGCGTCGTTGTTGCGGGTTCATTCGTTATGGTTCCGCCGCATACCGCCAAGCAATTAGAAAACGCCGGGTACCTCGTCACCGACGAACCCGTCGCAAAACCCGAAAACAAAACCCCTAAAAAACAATAACAATGCCCGCATCTACCGCTATTATGAATGCGACGGACGTATTGATTCAATTCAGCACGGACGGCACTACTTACGATGAGGTTGGACGTATGACCAACGCATCATTGTCAATTTCAATGGAAACCCGCGACACGTCGACCAAAGATTCAGCCGGATGGCGTGAACTTTTAAGCGGCCAACGTTCGTGGTCTTTGTCCGGCGACGGATTGGTTGTGTACTCGCTCACGGGTGCCGACGGATATTCCGATTTGTTTGGCTACCTTAACGGCCGAACCAATTTGTACGTCAAGTTTGGTTCAGTTGCCAGCGGCGAAAAGGTGTACTCGGGTCGTGGATTCATCACCTCGCTTGACCAAGAGGCGGGTGTTGAGGACAACGCAACATTCTCGTTCTCATTCGAGGGAACTGGCGTTCTGACCGAGGCTGCCAACGCCTAAAATTAACGGGGGGTCGATTTCGACCCCTCTTATTTTCTTTTTATGGTTGAATACATCGAAACAAACAACAAGCGTTACCCCGTACGATTCGGGTTCAACGCATTGCGCGAATTCACGCGCGTAACCGGTATGCCGCTGGCGGCACTAACCTCGTTGCAAAACGAAATCACCCTTGACCAAGCCATCACCTTGGTTTGGTGCGGATTCAAAGACGGCGCCCGCAAGGACAAAATGCCGTTCAAAATGGAAATCGACGACGTCGCCGATTTGTTGGACGAAGATCAAACGATTCTCGAAAAGGCGTTTGAAATTTTCGGCCGACAATTCAGCGCCGAAGGCGAAAAAAAGTAAACGGCCAAAGCATCGACGGCAACGCCGATTTTGAATTGCCAACGTGGGATTCATTAGAGGCGTATGCGTTTGGTCAAATTGGGTTGTCGCCGTCCGAGTTCTACGATATGACCCCGCGCGAATTTTCGAATACGTCGCGGGGATTTTCGGAAAAGGTAGAACGGCAATACCGCGCAGATTGG